AAAGGGTACTGAACCAGGTCGGCAGCGCCGCGAAATGTTCGAAGAAAGTTTTTACTTTCTCCAAAGCGCCCGGATCGTCCGAGAAGACCCCCCAAGCGAGCACAATTATGGGCGCCGACAAAATCACGAGAACGAATTCGTCCTTGTAATCGTTTTGACGTGCCTCTAACAACTTGCCTTGGTAAGCTTCCTCACCACGAGCTTGTCGTTCAGCGTGCAATAGCTGTGCATCAGACATTGCGACTTTTGCCTTCTGCTTATTAGCATAAATTTTACTACCAGCAGAGACAGCTAGTTTAATTGCTGACAACCACATACTAGTACCAAGTTGCTTTTTTACTTTTAGACTTCAGCATTCTTCTAGTTCCTCTAACTTCTACTTCTTCTCCAACACCAATCTTGTTGTAGACTCTGTCTTGGTTAGTAAGAATTTCAGATCTAGGATCAATTGCAGTTTTTACTTCTGGTGTAGGAATTTCTTGCCCACCAGTTGCGTTAGCCATTACAACTTCTCCTTTTCTGCCTACTGACATTTTATCTTTTAAAGCCATATTTTCTCCTTCAAGTTATTATATTTATTTTTTTCTAAAATTTCTACCAAAATCGTGAATCTTACTTCGGTTAGCCATTTCTTGTTTTGCAAGAGACGTAGCCGCTCTCAATTCTGCAAGTTCTTCGTTCTGTTCGAGCTTCTCATCCTTGTTTTGTTGGTTCATCATTGCTTTCATTCGGTCAAGATTAATTTTTTCTTGCGCTTGCTCTGCTTTTACAAAGTCATCTTTAGCTCTGATGTCCAATTCTCTTGCTTTTAACTTAGCAATCGGGTCATTTCCGTACTCGCCCATCAATTCTTGCTCTTCTTTTGCATAATCTTCAAACATTTCTGCAATTAACACTGCTTTTCTAGACTCAATTTGCATATTTAACGCCATCATCTGTTGTTGAAGCTGCGGATCTTGTGCTAAAGCAGGATTTGCTTGCATCTGTTGTTGCATTTGCTGCATTTGAAGAATTTGATCTTTAAATTCTACCTCAACTTGCTCTAATGCCATCAAAGAAATGTGTTCAAAAATATTTTTTTGCATAGAAGCTGTTACCATTGGATTATTTCTTGCCATTGACGACGTCATAAAATTTAAATGGGCGGTAATGTGAGCTCTATGGTCTTGTCCTTTAAACGCTTGGAACGGTTTTCCTGCTAAAGCTTGGATTGCTTCAACACTTGGGTCCATTGGAACTGGTCTTGCTACAGGTTTTAAAATCATATCAATATTTTTTACACCCAAAGCTTCATACATTGCACGATACGCATTATACATGTTGTGCATTGCAGGATTAGATTGTGCTAATTGTAATTCTGCTTGAGCAATTGATATTCTTTGTGTCTGAGAAAATATATTTGGATCAGCGATAGGTAAAATATCTACCTTGTCATCAAAGTCTTGCTTTTTAATCATCCTTTGACCACCAACAACATCGTAAGGATATTGTTCTGGTAAATATAATTTAAATACTCGAGCAAGCATTTTAAACTCATTCTTAAGACTCACATAAATTCTTTTGTGAATCGCAGACATTGTTCTGCTTCCTCGCTCCAACAAGGCCACTGTCGTCCCCACTGCTGCTTGTTGGTTCCCATCTCCTACTTGAAGGTCAGCTGTGGACGCGAAACGCTGTCCGGCTGATACAACGACACCCATAAGCTGTAATAAAGTTTGTGATGGTTCCTTAAACGGCAGGGCCATAAAAGCATCTTTTATATTTCCACCTGGTGCATCAACATCCCTAAACTCACCTGGAGTTATGGATTGCGCGTCATCTCTAATTCTGATGCCGCGCATCTTAAATCCTGCTGGTAGATTGGAGAGAGTACCAGCGTCTAGTAATGATCTTAGAGCTGCTGTTGCAGTTCTTGATAGACCACCGATCATGTGAATTAATCCAAAACCATAAAAACCTAAACCGGGTAAAAATTTAAAATGTACGAAGTAAGAAATCTTTTTTCTTAAAGGATCTCCTATTTCATAATTTCTTCTAATGGATAATATTTCACGTGATGCTTCTTCGATTGTTACAATGTAGGGAAGTTTAACTCCTGTAGGTTGACCTTGTTGATCTCTATCTTCAAAACCTTCTAAATCTAAATCAACATGGAATTCTAAAATATTATAAATGTCTTCGTCTTTTGTTTTTGTAATTCCTTCTAGCTCTCTTTCTTTTCTCTCTAGATCAGACTCCGTTTCTCCAGGTTGACCAATTTCTACATTTCTATAAAAACCAGATACCATTTGTTTTGTTAAATCATTTTCTTTTGTTTTAATTAAATGAACAACAGCTGTTGCATCTTCTAAAGATGTTGCACTGTAAGGAACTATTAAATCTTCTGCAGGCACAAATTTTGAAACTGCTCTACCTAATAATTGATCGTAATAAACTTTTTTAAATGCGGATCCTGCAAGTGGTAAATAAAATAATAACTGATCAAACTCAGGTTCGTACTCTTTCATTTGATCCATCAACTGGTAATTCATAAAATCTTTTACTCTAGTTGATTGCATTTCTTTTTCAGGAGTTGGAGCTCCTATGATCTGAGTTCTTACTGGTCCGTCGGCCGGGAGTAATTCTTTGTAAGCCTGTGCTTGAAATTGTGTAACCGCTTCTGCAAGAACCGGGTGTGTAGCTCCTGCTGCACCAGAAAAAGGTTCTGTTCTATCTTCGTATTTAAATCCTAATAAATCTAAACCTGTAATGTAAGTTCGTTCCCATTCTTTACGGGACTCCTTGTAGTCCATGTAGTTTTGATTTAACTCTGAACCTAAAGGACCTAATATATCGTCTGGTAATAATTCTGCTAAATTGTCAAAGTGGTTTTCACTTTGTGCTTGATTAAATGCTCCAGGTTCAAAATTAATCTCCACACCGCCATCTTCGGTTGGGGTAATTTCTGTTTCTCCTGCGTTAGGTAAACTTTCAACAATATCTTCTTGAAGCTCGACTTGTTCCTCGGGCCCATCTATCTCTACCGATTTTGTTACTTCGGTTAACGATTTATCTATTTCTGCCATTTATTTTCTCCAATTGATTAGGTTTATCCTCTTTTGATTCATTAATCAAGCCTCGTGGATCAGGGCCACTTAAAGGTGGTATCTGGTCTCGTTTAACATGTTTCATGTTTTTGACCAATGTTGGATTTTTCTTATATTTACTAGGATGTTTGAATACAAATGTCATTACCAATAAAACTTCTTTTTACGTTTAGGACCAGGTTCATCTTGATAGTCTTCTGGGTGTCTTACTAAACCACCTTGTCTGTATCTTAACAGAGCTTGAGTCGTGGAGTCAACTAAATCATCGTGGTCGCCATATGGAAACGCAGCACACTCTTCAACTAACTCTTGAGCAAACTCTTCTTTCAAAGGTGCCCACACTTGTCCGGCTTCGAACATAGGAGAGACTGCATTAACTCTTGCAATTTTATCTTGACCTTTTGATGGTGTAAAATTCATAGCAGGAATTCCCATCTGTCGTAATTCGTACATCAACGGAAGTCCTGATGCTTTTGCTTCTATAATAACTGTTTCAGGATTCCAATATTTATATTGTTCTAATGCAACACGACGAAGTTCTGGAAACTCTAACCTATCTTTAAACGAATCTAATAATATTAAATTAGGTCCGCTGTCCTCGTTCGGACGAAAGATTCCCCATGTTGTAATAGCAGAATAATCGGCGGTCTCTTTTTTAAGATACGCCGTATCATAACTTTGAATAATGTGATCTATAACTGGTAGGTGATCATGCTCCCAATCTTTCCACCATTCTCTTTTGATTAGAGCTCCTTCTTCTGATGTTGGGTTCTGCATGTACTGCGCGTTCCATTTTGCAATACCTGTTGCCGCCTTTACAGATTCGAGGTCCTCGAGCTTCCAATATTCTGGCCAGACTGGTTTACCATTAGGCAAGATCGCAGGAAACTCAATCACGTCCCACTGATCGCCGCTCTCGTTTGACTGTGCGTTTAATAATTTTTGTGTAAGATCTTTTGTTGACCAACGTGTCATAACCAAAACAATTCTTCCTCCTGGTTGAAGCCTTTGCCTCGGTCCACTAGTATACCACTCGTATGCTTTATCAAATGCATTAGGTGAGCTTACATCTTGCTCTGAATGTGGATCATCTATAATTAACAAGTCTGCACCTCTACCGGTTACCGCACCTTGGACACCGACTGCAAAATACTCACCACCATCAGAAGTATTCCAACGTCCTGCAGCTTTACTATCTTCTTGGAGTCTTGTTTTAAAAACATTTTGATATTCACTAGAATCAATTAAATGTTTTGTTTTTCTTCCAAAGTTTATTGCAAGCTCCGCTGTGTGAGTTGCTTGAATAATTTTTAATTTTGGATTCTGCCCGATCATCCAAGCAGGTAAAAAGAATGATGCAAATTCTGATTTGGTATGCCTGGGTGGCATATTGATAATTAAACGAGTGAGCTCTCCTGTTGCAAGTTTATTAAACTTATCTGCGATAGTCTCATGGTGGGACCCCTCTATAAAATCTGGCCACATCTTTTTTACAAAGGTCAAAAAATTAGTACGGATTTGTTTGAGCTCTTTTCTTTGATGTCTTTGTATGATCTGTATCTTTAGTTTTTTTCTTTCGATAGGATCTTCAATTTTATTTATATCTTGTACTGTTAGCATATAATTCAATATGGGTAGAAAGTATTATACAGCAATGACTGAGTAAATCAAACTATATAGTCTATGTCTGGGACCCCTACTAGCCAAAGGGGGGATCGCAAAAAATGTTTCACGTGAAACATAAAAGTAATTCCTATTGGGACCCCTAGTGGTGGGTCCCGCCCACACGCTCTTATCTCCACAACCCAGAGTGGTATGCAGTTTCTGCATAGGATATTGTAGGATACCCTATGCAAGAACTGCGTGGCTTAACGAAACTAATTATTCATTTGTTTTAAAATCCTTTCTTCAATGTTATCTAATTGATTAACCATAAACTTTCTTCTTGTGCTTATGTTCTTCATACCTCGGTTAGTTATTTCTATTCTTAAACCAATATGATTTTTGAATAGCTGTCGAAGATCCGTGTTACTTGGATTGCCAACAAAGTATGATGAACCCCAACAGAAACCTAAAAACTTTGTTCTGAAAATAATTTCATCAATAGTTTTTTCTGTGATCTCATTTACTCCAATTGACATCAACAACCAACCTAAAGTATCCGCTTGTTTTTTGTCTTCAGCTTTAAACTGGTCATCGTTAAAATGCTGAAGCTGTTCGTATTTTACTATTAACATTGTATTCCTTTCGTTAAGTTAAGTTAAATGTAATATAATTTATAGGATTTTATTTGCAAGAAAAAAATGAATTATTTTTAAATTAATTTTAGTGCCTGTGGATAACTTAACCACAACATATTGTTTTTTTATATGGGTGGGTCCCGCCCACATGCTCTTTTCTATTTTTTTTTCGGTGGCGCGTTTACGGGAGCAACTCCCAACGCGCCAACGTTCAAGTTAGAATAATTTTAATTGTTTATCCTCACTTTGTTTTTTTGCTTCCATGAATGATTTATGTAATTGTTCATTCAAAAACATTTTACGATCTATTTCTCGTAATTTTATTTCTGAATATAAGAACAAACAAAAACCACCAATGATTAAAACTATGCCAGAATATAATAATATTTCCATATTATTTACTCGGTAAAGCCAATAAAGAATTTGGAATGTCAAGCTGTATTCTAGCTGTAGCCATTTCTTTACTTAACTCGGTTAATGTTGGTTGTATGTGGCTTCCTGTATGTAAGATAGTCAAACACTTTTCTCGCTTCTTTTCTAATGCGTGATAAAGTTTATGTTTTGATCTAACAAATCTTTCTGCTTCTTCAAAACATACTTTTCGCAATTTCTTATTTATATAATCAACTGCGTTTTCTTCTTTGACTTTTACAGTTTGAATTGAAGTTTCCCATTTTCGTAATTTACGATAACGATTATATCTTTCTTCAATATCATCTGCCACTTTTTTAGCTTCCATTTCCAACTTGTATTCAATCTGGGCTTTTTCTGATTGAAACTTTAAAAGGGCTTTACACCTTTTATCTAGTTCCTTAATCATTTTCTCAAAGCCAAGTTCCTTTGGAAATTGGGTTATCTTTTTATTGACAATCTCTTCTGCCTGACTATCAATTTCAGTTTCAACTATATCAACTTGCTTATCAAACTTTCTATTAGTCAAGTCTTTATAGTAATCAACGTGGTCTTTTCTTAATGGTTGCATAATGTATTCCTTTCTGTTTAAGTTATTATTACAACTGATTTGTTATAGGATATTCTGGGAATATTGTCAAACAAATAATTTAAAAAAACTAAAAAAATTTTTTCTTTTTTTAGGGTGGGCCCCGCCCACATGCTCTTCTCTCCACAATCACAGGGTGTATGCAACTTGTGCATACACCCAGAAATTTAATTAATCTAATAGAACTCCGTATTCTTTTGGAAAGTATTTAATAAACCAATCCAAACCCTTCCTATGAGACTTCCAATCTTGAAACATCTCAGAGCCCATTATTACATCATAAACCGCCACCGCAAAAGCTGGCAGTTTACACTCTCCGCCACCAAACCTATTTTTAACGGTTTCGGTTGTTGTTGGATCTTCTGGCAATGCCACCGCAAAGGGCAGCTTGTACTCTTTGCCTTCATATTTAATTGTTTTCATTCTTTCTCCTTTGTTAATGTATAGGATATTATAGGAAAGTATTTATATGTCAAATAAAAAATTTCTTTTTTTATTGGGTGGGTCCCGCCCACAAGCTCTCCTCTACATTAGAACGATTCTAAACAAGGTGCGACAATATTGTCCTTTACATTATAGGATATTCTGTTATTGTGGATTTGTATTGTCAAGTTAAGTTAAACTACCTCTGGCAAACACTGACCGCGGTTGTAGGTTCTCTGGTCGATAAATTCGTCTGAACCTTCAGGGCTAAGATCCTTGCACTGATTAGGTGATGCAAGGATCCTAGGTCTCGAGGATACCCTAAGAATTCCTCGAGACTGATCCCTGGTCTATTGACCGACGGATGTAACGATTAGCTTCGTTGCCGACCATCAATGGACCTGGGATCAGAATACTGATCGAGCAATGCGCTCAGGCGTGGAACCTGTTGCTAATTCTACCGTTAAAATGTCGAGGAATGGGTAGGTACTCGAGGCAACAGGCTAAGCCTTTTTATTTTTTAGGGTGGGTCCCGCCCGCAAGCACTAACCACAAGCTCAAAGGGTGGGTCCCGCCCACACGCACTAACCACTATATGTTGTGTCAATCACTTTTTAGTTGAAAATAAAATTTTTAAACGCTTGACATTATCCTTTAATATCCTATATTAAACTTATGAAAGAATTAAACACGGCTCAAGCGTGGGAAATAGTCGGAGGCCTTAGCAAGCCTGGCAAGATGCCTGGATGGTCAATTGGCCTTCCTGCTAAAGAATGCAACACGGGCGGCAAGCTGCAAAAAGTAGAAGGCAGCGTCTGCAATAATTGCTACGCTCTTAAGGGTTGTTACGTTTTTAAAATTGTACAAGATGCACAATACAGAAGATTGAAGGCCCTTAAACATGAATTATGGGTCCACGCAATGACGACTTTGATTAATAATAAAAAGCCTGATGTCTTCAGGTGGCACGACTCAGGCGATGTACAAAACTTAGAACATTTAAATAAAATTTTTGAAGTATGTAAACGGACGCCAACAAGACGCCACTGGATGCCAACTAAAGAAGCTTGGATCAAGAACCACTTACACAGAGCACCCAAAAATTTAACTATTAGAATATCTTCACCAATGGTTGACCAGGGACCAATTAAAAGCTGGCCCAACACTTCAACAGTAGTTACAAAAAAAGCAACATGTCCAGCACCGCAGCAGGGCGGGCAATGTTTAGATTGTCGTAAATGCTGGAACCCAAAAATTAAAAATATTAGTTATGGCGAGCATTAGGTCTAAGCACAACAATCTATTAAATTATTTTATTTGCGACCACAGGCACCTATCGAAGGCCTACGTCCGCAAGTGTAAAAAATTTTTTAAAGAATTCAGGGCTGCTAACGCCTCGAGCGTTAGAAGGATTGAGAAAACTCAATCAGTAACTGAACCCTTGATACCCGTGAGAAATCCGTGTGTTACGTTAAGGGAGAGGGCTGGACGTATTCCTCCAGCCCTCAAGCACAAGAAATAAAAAAATTGGGTGGGTCCCGCCCGCAAGCACGCACCATGAGCCACAAGCCGCAAGCCACAAGCCGCAAGCCACAGGCCTGGGTGGGTCCCGCCCACAAGCTCTGCTCTCGGGCCGCGACACTTTGTCCGTTGACTTTTGTGTAGGATA